GAGTACAAAAAAGCGTTCTGGAGTGCTATGCGTACTCGTGCAGGAGAAGGGCTTGACCCAAATGTAAAAAATGCTCTGCAAATCGGTACAGAATCAGAAGGAGGTTATCTGGTTCCCGATGAATTTGAACGCACGCTTGTAGAAGCACTTGAGGATGAAAATATCTTCCGATCACTGGCCAAAGTTATCACCACTTCTTCCGGTGACAGAAAAATCCCAGTCGTTGCCACCAAAGGCACTGCCTCCTGGGTCGACGAGGAAGGGACTATCACAGATAGTGACGACAGTTTTGGTCAGGTGTCTATCGGGGCGTATAAACTAGCAACTTTGATTAAGGTTTCCGAGGAGTTACTTAACGACTCTGCATTTGATATGGAAGCGTACATTTCCAGAGAGTTTGCAAGACGTATCGGAAATAAAGAGGAGGAAGCCTTTTTTACCGGCGATGGTTCTGGGAAACCAACTGGAATCCTCGCCACTACAGGCGGAGCACAAGTTGGTGTTACTACTGCAAGTGCTACGGCAATCACTATGGATGAGGTGCTTGATCTTTTCTACTCCTTAAAGGCACCTTACCGTAATAAAGCAGTATTTGTTATGAACGATGCTACTATAAAGGCAATTCGTAAACTGAAGGATGGTCATGGGCAGTATCTATGGCAGCCATCACTACAGGCTGGGACACCTGATACTATTCTCAACCGTCCATTGTACACATCTTCATATGTACCTACCATTGAAGCCGCAGCGAAGACCATTGCCTTTGGTGATTTTAGTTACTATTGGGTAGCAGATCGCCAAGGACGTGTATTTAAGAGACTAAACGAGCTCTATGCCGTTACTGGCCAAGTCGGATTTGTTGCAACCCAACGTGTCGATGGCAAATTGATTCTGCCGGAGGCTATCAAGGTTCTCCAGCAGAAAGCGTGATGGAGGTGCAATATGAGCTATAACACTAAGAATTACACCGAACAAGGCGGAGAGAAAACTGTTATAGGCGGAACGCTTGAAATTAAGGAAGGAGCTTCGGTAACAGGGCTCGCCGCTAATCCCCTTCTCGTTGCAACTGAGGAGACTCTCGGCGGTGTTAAAGCTGCAGCAGCGGGTGATATTGACACCGTCGAAGTTAAGATTGGCGATGATGGCAAGCTATATGTGCCAGCACTTGCTATGGCAACAGCTGAAACTCTAGGTGGAGTAATAGCTGAAGAAGCAGGTGAGGATGATACTGTAGAAGTTAAGATAGATGAAACCGGTAAGCTCTATGCTCCGGCATATCCCGCCGATGCTACAGAACAAGTCTCCGGATTGGTAAAAATGGCTGCAAATCAAGCTGACAGTATAGCTGAGGACACAGCTACGCTTGTAACAGATTTCAATGCACTTCTCGCAAAACTGAAAGCGGCTGGGTTAATGGCGGCAGACGAGGAATAACCAGAAGGAGGCGGATGGCATGACAACTGATAATCTTTTACCAAAAGTAAAAGCAAACTTAATATTGGAGCATGATGCAGACGATGGCCTTCTACTGCATTACATCAAAGCTGCCGTCTCCTATGCAGAAAGCTACCAGCATATTCCCGAAGGACACTACTCCGAAAACACTATGCCACCTACTACTGAACAGGCTGTAATTATGTTGTCGAGTCATTTCTACGAAACCAGAGATGGCTCGACAGCTGGTTTCTTTGCTGATAGCGTGCAAGCAGGTCAACAGGTTTGGAATACGGTAAACCTACTTCTCAGGCTTGACCGGGATTGGAAGGTGTAGATTATGAGCTTTGGAAAGATGAACACTTTCATTAATATAATCAGCACCAATCCTACTATAGACGAAGAGGGATTTTCTACTGTAGGAGAGACACTACTTGCCTCTGTCCGAGCATACAAGGAGGAGCGGCATGGTAATGAGCGATGGGCAAATATGGCTACATTTTCAACGGCCTCCTCCCTATTTCGATTTAGAAAAATCCCAGGTTTAGAAATAAACTCTGAAATGATTATCGTCTGTGCTGATGACCGATACCGGATACTTAGTTCAGAAGATGTACGCGGACGCAGGATGTATACCGAGGTTCTTACCGAACGAATAGAACCTTCTATGAGGTGATTATATGGCAAAAGTAAATATAAAGATGCCGGAAGATTTTCTTCTGCGTATAGCCAGATTAGGCGACCAGATTGATGTAATTGTTCCTCGTGTGCTTGAGGTAGGCGGTGATGTAGTTCTGAAAAAAGTCAAAGACAATCTGCAGGCTGTAATCGGAAAGGATACGAAATATCCTTCAAGATGTACGGGTGAACTTATTTCATCATTAGGTCTTTCTGATGCTAAGCAGGATAGAAATGGAAACTTCAATGTGAAGGTCGGATTCGCGGAGCCTCGCCCTGATGGTGAAAACAATGCAAAAATTGCAAGTGTCCTTGAATATGGCAAACACGGACAACCCGCTAAACCTTTCATGAAGCCCGCAAGAACTGCATCTCGCAGACCTTGCACTAATGCAATGATTAATAAGCTAGAGGAGGAGATTGGCAAGATATGAGTATTCTATCGGAACTTACTACTATCGTAAGCGCTATACCTCTTCCCGTGGAAACTGGTGTTTTTTCTGACAAAGCTCCGGATGAGTATGTAGTCCTATTACCTCTATCGGACATTTTTGAACTTCATGCGGATAATCTTCCCGGATTTGATGTGCAGGAAGTACGAATTTCACTTTTTTCAAAAGGCAACTACCAACAGAGGAAAAAGCAGATCATTACTGCTTTACTAAGTGATGATTTCACTATAACCGAGCGACGATACATCGGACATGAGGATGATACTGGATATCATCATTACGCCATAGATGTGGCAAAAAACTATGGATTGGAGGAATAACATATGGCAACTATCGGTCTGGATAAACTGTACTATGCAAAAATAACCGAGGACTCTAATGGTGAGGAAACCTATGGTGTGCCTTCGGTGCTTGCCAAAGCCATAACCGCTGAACTATCTGTAGAATTGGTAGAGGCGATTCTGTATGCGGACGACGGTGCCGCAGAAATTGTTAAAGACTTCAGCAGTGGTACCCTCACACTCGGAGTGGATGACATTGGCCCAACAGTTGCGGCAGATCTAACTGGTGCATCAACTGATGACAACGGTGTTCTTATCTCTGCCAGCGAAAATGTTGGCGCTCCGGTCGCTATAGGATTTCGTGCACAGAAGGCCAACGGAACATATCGATATTTTTGGTTGTACCGTGTGGTGTTCGGGCTACCAGCAACAAACCTGCAGACTAAGTCTGATTCTATTACTTTCTCTACACCGACTATTGAAGGAACAGTCACACGAAGAAATAAATTAGATGGGCTGGGCAAGCACCCATGGAAAGCTGAGGTAACCGAAGGCGATGCAGGCGTTCCTGCCGCTGTCATTACCGGGTGGTTCTCAGAAGTTTACGAACCTGTGTACGCACCGGAACCATAGGAGGATAACAATGGATAATGAAAGAACTGCAGCTATCAACATAGGCGGAAAAGAATATGAATTGGTTCTGACCACTCGTGCAACAAAAGCGATTGCAGGCCGATATGGTGGGCTTGAGAACCTCGGAGAAAAGCTAATGAAATCCAAGAACTTTGAGATGGCATTGGACGAAATTGTTTGGCTAATTACACTGTTGGCAAACCAGTCCATCTTAATACACAACCTTAGGAATAAGGAATCACCTAGAGAATTACTCACAGAGGTAGAGGTGGAACTTCTCACTTCACCACTTGACTTGGCGGCATATAAAAACGCAATCACCGAAGCGATGTTCAAAGGTACGAAACGCAATGTGGAAAGTGAGGAAGAGATCTCAAAAAACGTGGAAGTCGGGTAACGGACACAGAAGTCTTTACCCGGCTTTTATATTATGGAACAGTTCAAATGGGTATGGATGCAGAGGAATTCTGGCTTATGCCTATAGGACTGTTCTTTGATTTATGGGCCTGCCACAAGCAATGGTATGGTATCGAAAAACCTAAGAAAATCCAAACAATTGACGATGTTATTCCTTACAATATATAATTATGTTATATATTGTTAAATTTTTACGATAAGGGGAATAATAAGTATGGAGAATAATATTGTCGAGCGAAAAGCTCAAGTAAAATTGGAAAAAGGATACGAATCGGCCGAAAAACTATTAAAAGACCATGATGCGGTAGAAAGATTTCTGCAACGACTTGAGAAAAAACTTAAAGTTATTCCCCTTGCGGGCGATAGGTTGGCAGATATACCTATCATGGTATCATTAGTAAGAAGCTATATTAAAAAGGAGTATAAGGATATCCCGATAGGTTCTATTATTGCAATTACAAGTGCTTTAATTTATTTTGTATCTCCATTAGATTTACTTCCTGATAGTGTACCATTTTTAGGTTATATTGATGATGCTGCTGTAATTGCGATGTGTTGGAAATTAGTGGGATCTGATATTGAAGAGTATGTTAAGTGGAGAAAAGAGAACGGCAAAGATTTAAATCTATAGTACTTCCGTTTTTGTTAGGACATAGAGGTATTTTATAGTACTGACACATTAAGAGCAATCGAAAGGTTGCTCTTTTTCATGCCCTTTTTTATGGAGGAGGTGAAGGCATGGCAGACAATTTCGGCTTAAAGATTGGTGTTGAAGGCGAGCGCGAATTTAAGAAAGCTCTTTCTGAAATCAACCAATCATTTAGGGTTCTGGGCAGTGAAATGACCC